TTACAAGTTATACCCTTGACCGCCGGGCTTGGTCGGGTTAGAGATAATACCTAACGTTGCAAGCAAGCCAAGCAGCACATCCGTTACAGCCAAGATATCATTCTTCATGACTTCGGTTAAGTCAAACAGCCCTGTCAAATGCCCAAGAAGTTGAAGCAAGAGCAGCACCTGGGATACGATACTTACCCATAAAGCATAGTTTCTCCATCTCTTCTTATTCATTGCCGATTACCTCCTTGATATTTTTAACTACCCGATTGATTACGATCGCCGCCTCTTCCCGTGTGATCGGAGCTCCTGGTCTTGTCCCATCAAAATATCCGTTTGCCGTAGCTTCGTCCCAAGCCGCTGCCGCCCATGGGCTTACTTTATTAATGTCCCGCTCTGCCATTTTGGGTGCCTCCTTTACTGGTGTGTTATAAAGCTCCTGTTCAGCTTTACGCCGCTTGACCAGTCCAGCTAGCACGTTACCGCCTGCCTTGTTGTACTTGGTCAAACTGTCTGCAATCTGTGCAATGCTGCGGCCCTTGCAAAGAGTCTGCAAGTTCCCAGATCCGCAGTTATAACAGAAGCTGACCAATGCATCGAACTGATGTTGATTGAGCTGCTCGGTCACTGGCACATAAGCCGGGTTATTAACGTATGCCTCGTACTTAGGTAGGTCAGCAAGCAGCATGCTGTCAGCTTGAGCCTGTGTAATGGTCTGACCTTGCTTAACGTCAGGACCGTAATGGCCCCAGCCAATCGTCCAATATGTTTCGGTAGGTACCGGCTTGTACGCCGTTAAGCGGCAGCCTTCAAAGTTTTTAATCAGCTTAATGCCTGCATCAGATATCTTGCGCATGTTTAAGCCCCTCCCTGTAATTTAATTACCGTTAAAATAGCCCCTACGACAATCGTAATAATCGACGCTCCAATAGTGCGCCATAGCCACTTCTGTGCATCCTCGATCTTGTCCAATCTATGGTGAGCTGACTTCGCCGAAGAAAGAGCCTCCACTGCCGTTTCATTGGCTGTAATCGCTCGATCCAGCTTCTCGTCCATATTGTCCACCTTTGTCTCCACCCGCGTCAGCCGCTGAAGGACTTCGGTTTGCACTCCATCCATGTGTGCACATCCTCTCCATGTAAATAGCCCCCGGATCAGCTCCGAGGGCATAATCTATTAAGCTTTATAATCCTTACCCGTAATTACCTTAAACTCCGCTGCCGTAATGACGTTAAAGGATACATAAAGCCGAAGTTGAACATCAGATACCCATTTCTTTTCGTAATAATATGAAAGTCTCTCGAAATCACTATTAAACATTTGATTCGCCTCCTGCTAAAATTTTTAACTCCAGGGCTGCCAACATCTGACCAAGTGCCTGGTTTTGTTGATATAAGTCAAGGATAGCTATATCCTTTTTAACCAACTCGCCACCGATAACAGTACTCTGTCGTTTTAGGTCAAGCGTAGCCAAGTCTTGCTTGACCTGTTCGGAGCCAATTGTGCTGACGTCCTCAAGGCGATCATCAGCCTTTCGTGCAACCTGATCTAGTCCGGACGCTAAATCAGCAGTGTCTTGTTTTAACCCTGTAACGTCTTGCTTCAGTTGATCAAGTTCAGACTCCTGCGGCTGCGGCTTGGTCAGCTCCTCAATCTCTTCCGGCGTTAAACCTTCCTGCCAGTATTCGGACGGATCGAGCAACTCATCCTCTTCCCTCGCTTCCCACGCCGCCAAATCAAAGCGCGGCCTATACAGCCCTGGCGGTACTGGCACACCAACGATATACCCGGCAATCTCCGGTTCAGTCTCTTCCTCTGGCTGCTCGTCTTCCACAGGGTCATCAGTTTCAGGCGGCAGCTCCGGTTCCAGCACGGGCGGATCGGCATAAAAAGGGACGACACCGTAAAAGGCATCGTCCACTATCGTATCCTTCAAGTAGAGGCCGTCTATATTTACTTTAGGTACTGCTCTCTCAGCTTTCAATGTGTATCACTCCTTTAAGCGCTTAGAAAAGATAAGGTTAGTGAAATGCCTGATGTTGTAATTCCAGTTATAATAGACACTCTGCCCGCTGTGTCAACGTCAATGGTCCCCACGGACCCATCAGATACAGGCACAATAAACCGCGAATTTTGTGCAGGTCTGTACCCTTCGGGTAGATAAAATACCGGTGCTCCTGCTACGCCACCCGTTATTAAACCAAAGAGCCTAACAACTCCTACACTATCCTTGTTATAACCTTTAAAGGCATAGGCTGGATCAGTGTAGAGTTTCCACCCGTTGAGCAACGTTGGCATAATTAACCCCGGTGCATCCTTCTCCGCTTTCTTCATTTGCAACACCGATACACCGTGTAACGCTTCGGCCACGCCTGCTGTTAAGTCGGATAGTTGCGCCTTTTCATTCGCGGCTACTACGCCAGAGATCGGGACGACAGGCGATTTGTCTAGCTTGAGATAGGTAGCGCTGTAGGCTGCGGATTGGTCAAACTCACTTGCTAGTTTTATAGCGCGTTGATTACCATAAGCATCCGCATTTTCGATGATCCATTTATCTATATTATTATTTTTAAATACTTTAATCAGTTTATCTACTCGATACTTAAGTCTGGTCGATTCCCATCCAGCTATGCCCGTATTAAACTGATAATTCCCATATGCATCAGCTTTAGGATTCGCCCGTTCCCTTAATACAATCCCCGTACCTACTTCTACCACGTTATCGCCTTCGGAAAGTGTTAGGCATCCTTCATGCACGACGGGTTCGATAGTTTCCTTAGCCAAGCGATAGAGAAGGTTGTACGGGTCTCGATTAGGGGCTTTAGACGTTGGTAGCACCCTGGTGTCCGCTACTCCTTGCTTACCAATTTGTTTCCAACGCTTTGTATCGTTACCATCGTAAGGAACTGAGCCATCTTGATTACACATGGACCATCCCCAAAAATACGCCTTAATCTCGTCTACTGTCGGTGTGTAGGCGTCTCCCCATCCACTATCGGTGTTGGCAATCTTAATTAAAAAAGTTCCGCCCTCATAGTTTGTATCGTTCCAAAACGCATCCTCCGCCGCATCACTTGTAGTCACCCAAGGTATCGAGTTTCCGTTATATTTTGTTACATACTTATTACCTGGTGCATTATTAACAAATCCAGAAATCCGCCCATTATTCACCTTAACAACCTTATATCCGGTTAGATTGGAATGGAGAGTCCAATCCAACGACCCACCCAGCACAACCTTCTTCCACTTCTCCAGCTTAAAATACTGCCCCTCACGCTCAAACAATACGTCAGGCTCAGCCCCCGTATCCGGATTAGCGTGTAACTCTGTCTGGAAGGCAAGCATAGAGTCTTCGCGTGGTTGAAACGGTTTGGCTTCGGTGCCGAGTGTGAGCATCGGGTTTTTAAAGGTAAACATTCCAGTAGAGGCAGCGTCTACGCCTATTAAAGTCCAGATTTTACGACTGTCGCTAGGGACGGTGAAAGTGCAATAAATGGTGTACGCCCCTGAGGTGTTTCTGTAATATGTTGTACCTGATAAATCCATATTTGATGGCGTTCCGTTGCTATCCTCCGTAAAAATATTCAGGTACGTCCCGTATATGCCCGACGCAGTAAATACAGCGTCAACGTCCACGCTAAACGTAAATGCCCGATTTGTTGGCAAGGCCATAGTCGGACTGACTTTTGTTGCGAAGTCGGTGGCAGACGTTTTGACCAACTGCATCGCATACTTGCCCGAAACAGGGATAGAGAGTTTCGCGGACTCGTTCCACTCATAAAACGGCGGCAATAGATTCTCTCCATACCGTATTACATAGGGATTCTCTACGCCGATGATGCCGATTCTGCCGCTCCCGTTGATCTCCGATTTACCTTTGATAGAACCAAGGTTAAATCGTGCGTCCTTAGCAGCGCTGACTACCTGTAAGCCAGGTTGGAGCGTTAGTTGGGATGTGTCGGCGGTATTAAGACGAGTTTCTAAAGCGGTTATCGCTTCGCCTTGCTCCTCCAGTAGTTCTCCATGAGTTACGATCTCCGCAAGCTGCGCGGCTGATAGCAAACCGCCCTCTGTAAGAGTTGCCGTTGGGATCGGATCGGCTCCATGCTCAGTATGCGTGCTGCCGTGTGCGCCTGGAGTAGCGTCACCTGTTGCCGTGATTGTAACTTCTCCATTGTTGGGATTAGTCGTTACTGTGATCCCCACGCCACCAACAATGTAAAACTGTGATGACGGATCCGCAGCAGCAATATCATTGACCTTGGCAAAGGCGTTTTGGTTAACCTCTGCTCCATCCTCAATACTGTCAAGCTTGTCATGGTCGGCCTGTGTGACGTGTACGACCTGATCATCAATATGAGAGGTCAATTCTGTCGCGGTACTACCTGAAGCCTTGCTGTCCCATTCTGCCTTTTGAGCCTTTGTGACGTGAATATCGGCATTGGCTATATGGTCGTCTGCTGCCGTCTTATTGGCGTCCATGTCAGCTTGTACCCGATCAAAGCCAATATTGATATTCTGGAAGTCCTCGCTGATCTTTTTACTTGGAGTTAGGTTTCCGTACCTGTTCGCCACTTGATTCAGCTCCTTTCTTGAGTTGTTCTAACCGCTGATCGACCGCTTCCTTAACCCCCCGCAGGATCGCTTCTTCGTTACCTGGATGGTATGGAGTTACGGCCATGATCACGGAGCATATCTCTGGTACCGGCTTAAGAGGATCAAGCTCACAGCGGACGACGGGTTGTATCTGTGCCATTTATGTCACCTTCTTTCAAAGTCTGATTTTTGCTATTGTCTCGCCGGATAAACTATATTCGGAAGCGTTTATCTCCCGGACTGAGGTCAAAGATACGCCCAACAATCCACAAGCCCGTTTTAACGCAACTTCTTTGATATGTTCCGGTTCGGTTAATTTAATGGAAAAGTACAAACCATTAGTTGTCTTGTAATAATACTGCTCTGGACTGAAATCGTCTGAATTATAAATTGTGATGTACACAATGGCAGATATCACGACAATGCTTAATACCAATATCCAAATCACGGATATAGTCACCCCTTGCCTAATATAAAGGTAAAACCTCCCTATTTGTCGAAATAACGGTTGTCAGACCATTATTAATAGAAGGGAGGTTTTGGATGTGAGAAAACGTATAGATGTTGCTGAACTAGCAGTGGCCATCCAGAACGATACTAACAAATTGTTCAAAGACCAAATTACTGAACTTGCTAGAAAGGCATCAGAAGGAAACATTTCCAAACAAGAAGTGATAGCTCATACTGCGGTGGCATTACAAACAAATATGTCAGTGTTTATCATTTCTCTTCTGCAAAATGTGGTCGATGAATTGCAGAAGAACAACGAATAGCTTCCTTAATTGAGTTTAGTATAGCCGTTGACTCTTCCAAGGAAGCAGCGGCTAACTCTTCTCTCACGATCTGACGGATTTGTTCCGAAATATCTGGCTTGCTTGCAGTAACGCCATAGTACACCTTAGCTGCTTTTACCTCATCTCCCGTGATATGTTCAATCAATTCCTTCAAAGCAGATCCAGGCGAGATGACCTCCGGTTCTTCCTTTGGTGTGACCTTCGCATTTTCCACTACCAGGGTCATATTGATTTGAGGGCGACCACATGCTGTTTCCTCCAACTTGTAATCGACAACCCCTTTAACACGAACCCCATCTAGATAAATACCTTTATCCTTAATTTCTAATGCGTGCATTTCCTTCACCCTTTCTAGGCATATTAAAAGGCCCCTCCATTGGAGAGACCTTTGATAGATCGGTATGTTATTTGTTAAGCTCTGCAATCTGAGCATCGATCTCGGCAAGTTGCTTTTGAAGATCGGCTAATTCGGATTTGTATTGATTGAGTTCTTTGGTTCTCTCATTCAGAAATTCGGTTTTCTGATCTCTTTCTACCTCATTAATTGCTCCTTCTACTCTATCTTTCGCTCTAGGAATCACATCAGTTTCATATTCATTGATTGCTGTTTCAGCCACTTTTAACTTATCGAGCAGCGCATTTTTTTTAATATTTAGTTCATCATAAGAAGATGAAACTGAACCGCTAGTATCACCCAGAATAATCACCTTCTTTTTCGAATCTACAGTCAATGGCCTATTAACTGCCTCCGACATGGCTCTTACCGGCACATAAGCAGAACCGTTTAATACCGCTCCATCTGCAACCTTTTCACCGTTTGGTTTTTGAACTGTGTAAACACCTGTAACTTTAGCTCCAAAGATACTTTTTACTCCATCAGCAAATGCCGGGATTGCCCCAAACAATAGCGCACTAACAATAAACCCAGCCATAAACTTTTTCAACACAAACACTCCCTAAGGTAAAATTTTCTTATACCTATTATCGGTTATGTTCGACAAAAGTTTCAAGTTTATTTTGGGATGTTCACTTGGGCAAGTAAAGAACCTCCTTGGCTCCAAAGCTTTAAGTTTCTTGTAGTATTGTCAAAAGTAAGATTTATAGCCAGTCTATCTAATGCCGATCTGATTGATTCTCCTTCATACGTGGATCTGAAGGTGCTCCAACTTGGAACTGTTACGCTGTTATACCCACGAAGATAGATATTGCTGAATTCTGCCGTCAGAGATGATGATCCGTCTAATAGCAAACCTGTTCCTGAGCTTGGAAGGCTCATTGTTGCGTATGAACCTCCGTTTGAAAAGCGCATTTCGGAAAGGTAATTAGATCCCGTTGATCTCATTTCAATTCCGGTGTTGCTTGAGGACCATACAGAGAACATTCTGTTTGAACTACTCATTTCAGCCCTTGGGTAACCTCCTAAGGATGTCATAATCTCAGAGCTTATAATAGTTGAAGCTGTAATAGTCCCTGAGAATGTACCATCTACCCCAACCAGTGTTCCTGTAAAGGTTCCTCCGGCAGCAGATAAATTCCCCTTGAACGTGCCGCCAGCTGCGGATAGATTACCGCTAAACGTTCCCGTTGCCGCCTGAAGCGATCCGCTGAATGTGCCATCCACACCTTGCAGGGTACCCGTAAATGTACCACCGGCCGCCTTGAGATCGCCGCTAAAAGTACCAGTAGCAGCTTCGAGGTGACCCGTAAACTTTAACCTATTCGCCTGAGCATCGTAATAGAGACTAGATTGGCCATTAACTTGCCAGTCCATCTTATCGCTATTTAATGTCAGCTTGCTCTTATGGTCTTCTCGCTCAACCACGATCCCCTCGGTACGACTATGAGTAATGCCGTAATACGACTTATCAAACTTCACGTTTTCCTTGTTCAGCTTGTTCACTTGCTGCGTCAGGCTGCCTTCAATTTTATACTCGCTCCGCTGCTCCGACTGTGACGGCGCTTCGATCTTATGGGTCAGACCACCCTTAAAGCTGTAGGACTGCCGCAGGATAAAAGACGTATAACGCTGGATGCCATCCCATGGAATGTCCATGTCCATCCAGGATACATTTGTGTCGATCCAGCTACCGCCTTCACGCTGCTCGAACCCGATCACATCACCCTGGTCAAGCTGAGGAAAGCCCCTTGAGTCCATGGTGAGCGGCAAATAGGTCAAGCCATTCAGAGCGACGTACATCGCGTTAACCTGCGCTTGGGTCATAAATGGGTTCTCAAGGTAAAGCGTATGATTCTCATCCCCGCTGCCAGCCTCGTAGGTCAGCTTCTCCTCCGTGTTGTACGTGACCACGATCCGCGTAAACGTCTTGAGCGGGTTAGTCTGCTTCACGCGAATATAATCCGCCGTGGTCATTTCAAATACCGCAGGAGCCCCTGCCGAAAACCGTTTGAAGCGCATGACGCCATCCTTACCCATAAAGATACTAGCGCTATTAGCTCCTGCGATATAAGCCAGCACCTGCCGGCACGTATACCCCGCTGGCCCTGCTTGAATCTGATAGGATGGGTTGATCACCACGCTGCTATCATACGTAAAACCAAGTCGATTACAAATCTCGTCAAATACGGCTTTTTGTGTAGTTGGATAGCTGAGCTGGGAGATATACGGCACATTGGCGGTGATCAACTTGTCAAAACAGGTATACGTCCAGACATCATTGATCTTTTGGCGAGTGTCGATATAAAACTCACCCAGCGGCAGCCACTCTGTCGCACCAGATATCCATGGGATATCCATCGATTCCCACGGATATTCGGCTTCTAACCAGCTCATGCTTTCCAAGGATAGAGCCAGGTACGGAACAACTTTCGCGTTCGGTCTAATCGGGTCAGGTAGCCGGAGCTTAAGCGTCAGGTCGGACGGAATAGCCGTCCCTAGTTCAAAGTTATCTCCACCCGCTAACAAATGATTCAAGCTAAATTCAACAATCTGTGCGCTGGTGTACTCCGTTCCATCAATGACCACTTTGACAATAAACTGCCGGTCATGACGTTTTATATAATCCGCAAAGATTGGGCTTATTGGATACATAGCATCACTTCTCCGTCAGAGTGACCTTAAGGCCATTCCATAATATTTCATTTCCCTTGGCGACGGCGAAAGGTGTAGGGCGGTTACCCACATAAAAAGTCTTGGTCTCATATTTTCCTGTCATCGGATCGGGATAAGTCACCGGGAAAAAGATGTCTTCCATAGATCGTAAAATAGCGGATACCTTATCCCATTTCAGCGGCCCCCAGTTCATTTCGATTTGACGCTTAACGGCTATCCTGTCCCGATTTAGTGAGCCGTCCGTCGTCCGCACCGAAGACTCGCCATCATCCAAATCCAGAATTGTAACCTGAAAAGTGGACGGATATTCGGCAATCTCCTGACTGTTTATTTTAAGTTGCATATTTACCTCCTACCTATCAAATAAAGCATAGCCTAATTGCTGCTCCGCCTTTCCTATGGCTCGACCCACATATCTACCAAACTCCAAATCACCGATGGTGCTTCTCCATTCCTTGGCTTCGATATTGCGCAAAATATCTGCAATCATCACCAGAAGCTCAATCATCGGTTGATAGCCAGAGCTGATCATATCTTGTAATTGACTCAATGGACTGATCACTTCCGGATCCGCCGCAGCTCCTTTGTTATCTCCGACCATCGCCAATGTAGGGCCGTAGGCAAGGCCGCCTTTAGCCAGCTTCGGTATCTCAGCGATATTAAACCCGAATGTAGCCCCCGCTCCCGTAAGCTTCTGTACCCATTCCGGGATATCGATTTTGATTTTATTCAACTGTCGAATCATCCAGTTAAGGGCTTCAATGATGCCGTTAATCACACCTTTAAAGATGCTACCGATCGCATCGGCAATTCCTTGGAAAAAGGTTTTAATCCCTTCCCAGGCTCTTTTCCAGTCTCCTGTAAATGCCCCGGCGATAAAGTCAACAATGCCACCCAGTGCCTTAATAATGTTTTTGGCCGCGTCAATGATGCCGCCAATCAGATTGCCCAGCCACTTTAGTATTACATCAAATACCTCTGCAAAGACGGGCCCCAAGGTTTTAACGAGCCAGTTCGCAATGGGCAGGATAAACTTGTTGAAGATATCTAAAGCCGCATCGATCAATTTACCAACAAAGTTCATCACTTCTTCAACCAAGCCTTTAAGATGCTTATCCCACAGGTCCGTCAGAAACTTGAGCGCGCTCTGCGTAACAGGCTTTAGGTAATTATCCCAAAGGTTACTCCAAAGCTTTTTAATCCCGTCCAAGGCTTCTTTAAGCTTATCGACGATTTTTTTGCCCCAGTTATCCCACCACTTATAGACCATATCCATGGTGTCTTGGATGATTTGGGAAACCAGTTTTAGGGCTGGATCCACCGCATCACGCCAGATATCATCAAAGATTTGTTTTACAAGATCAAACAGTTTTCGGAAAATCTCCTGGGCTCCCGTAACAAACTCCGATATTCGTGGCAGTCCTTCGGTGACAAACTTATCCAAGATGGGGAAAGCGGCCTCCCACAAGCTGGCTACGACTTTTTGGGCGCTGTCCGATAACCCAGCCCAAACATGACCTGCAAGCTCTACGCCGTCCTGTATGTTTTTTACCAGGCCCGTCTTGAACCATTCGCCCAAAGGAGCGCCCAAAGTCTTAACATCCTCAAACATGGTTTTGAACTGCTCTTTCCAGCGATCCAGGGTTGGGGATATCTCAGCCCATGCGGCTTGGAATGAGGGGCCAAATGTTTTAACCGTCCACTCCCAACCCTGCTTAACGCCAGACCATGCCTTGTCAAACGTAGACTTTACGCCCGCCGCCAGCTCGTCCATTTTGGCTTGGATGCCAGTAATGTCCATATCAGGCTGCTGCATTTCAAATCCGCCAGCACCGCCACCGCCGCCGTCATCCACTCCGGTATCCGCTTTGGAAAAGTCCAGAGTGTTCAGCTCGTCAAATCCAGCCAGTGCGCCTTTGGCTTCTTTCCCTGCCTTTTTACTGGACTTACCGTAACCCTCCATAGCCTTCTTGGCTGTTTCTATCCCCTTGGCTGCCTGGTAGGATTGCTGATAGGTCTTGCCAAACAAAGCCGATATAAAGGCGGCTATATAGGCTGTGATCTTGGCTAGTGCGCTCATTAAGGCATTGATAGCTGGCAGGATCGCCTCATAAATTGGTTGAAAGGCAACACGCAGATTGGTCTGGATGGCGTTCAGCGATGCCGCAAATTGAGCGTTAGTCTTGAGCGCTCCGCCCATATAATCCTGAAACCCGCGAATTGCCTTATAGATGATCGCAAAGACAAATACTTGCTTGAGAATACGACTTATCGCCTTGGTGAAGGAGTTACCCATATGCGTAGAGCTACGGGCAGCGGCACCAAAGGAGGAACTAGCCTTAACCGCTGACTTCGCAGCCTGATCTAAATTCCCCTTTGCCGCCTTCAACGGTTTATTCGTTTGGATCATCTTCTGCCCAAGATTGCCAACGGGCTTCTCGACTTGAATGGCAGCTTGCCCAGCATTTTTAAGACTGTCCTCCAGCTCCCATATCTTCCTCGCTGTCTTATCACTGGTGTTCGTTAATCGCAGCAGCGTTGCTTCGGTGTTAACGATCTTCTCCTGAAGCTTGGCTTTGCCGGCATCATTAAACGTCTCGTTATAGGCCTGCTTAAGATCAGCAAGCTTGCGCTCCTGTATCTCAATCTTGGCGTTCACATTATCCAGGACTGCGGTCAGGCTCTCAATCTCTGCCTTGGCTGCTGATGTATCTATTTCCGGCGCCTTGGCCTTAACTACTGTTCTGGGCGCCGGCATTGCTGGAGTAGCTGCAGCAGTCGCAGCCGGCTGTAAATTCGGGATCGCCAGCTTGCTAAAAAACGATGGAGCCTTTAGCCCGCCTAACTTAGCGCCTACACTATCAATAGCAGCCTCGGCAGCCGTTTTGTTATCCTCGATGGACTTACGCATTGCCTGATCAGCTACGGATATCGTCTTGATTAACCGCCCCTCTACCGCAGTTACCGTACTCTCCATACCGTCAGTAATGCCTTTCATGGCTGTCTCGGTTGTTGTCTTGAGTGTCTGAGAAATATTAGTCGCAAAGGTCTTCAGGCTGAATCCTTTAAACGTAGATTGCAGAGATTTGGTCAGCTGTTCCCCAATAGTGCCGGCTGCCATGGTGATCTGCTTGTTTAGATCGCCACCGCCCACCAGTTCCAGGCCTAGACTAACCTTGCCTACTTCATCTGACATCTGTTCACCCCCTCGCCAGACAAATCAAAAGGCGGCCCCTATTCCGGAGTCGCCCCGAATGCTTGCTCTATTATTTTCTGGAATTCCTGCGCAGCCTTGGCCTTCTCTTCCTCCGTCCATTGGACTTGCTTCAGTCCTCTTGACCGCCACTCATTCCGGACGCGATGCTGTTCCGGAGTAAAGTTTTTAAGCTTCTCGCGGTCAGTCTCGCTCCGGATCTGCACGATCTGGCCAAGCGGTGTCTCCGGCATGATCCCGGCAAGTAGAGTGCAAAACTCATCCCAGGTCATGTCCGGCTCGGCACGAAGCCGAATACCATACTGCATGGCAATGGAGGATTCGATTAGGCCCCAATCCTCGTACAGGTCATACCAGTTGTTAGGCCTGGCTTTTGACTGTGAGAAATCGGGCTTCCACCACCTCGAAATCCTCACCAGTGGCCCCAGCCAGAACAGCCACGAAGATAATCTGATAGTCAGCAAAAGAAATATCAGATTCGTTGATCTCTTTTGCCGCTTCCTCACCAAGTGCCAGCGCGAGAACCTCGTCAATGTATGCCGTTCCTTCTCCACCTTCATCTATCTTGGCTTGAATTTGAAAAACCGTGTTCTTACGATTATCGATCGGATATTCTTTACCTTCGCCTAGCTTAAGAACCGGACGCTCATTAGTCAGCCTGCTTGTAATATCAATTGTCTTTGCCATTTATAATCATCCTTTCAAAATTAAATAGACGGCCGCTTAAGCGACCGCCGTTTAGGGTGTAACTGGAGCTGGTGTATAGGTTGGTTTGCCGTCAGATTGTAGCTCGCATTCCAATGCGGATACAGCCGTCGAATCGCCGCCATTCGGAGCTGATACACTCACAATACAATCAAATTCCAACTTGGATCCATCCGGGAACTCAATCTCCGCTTTACTGGAGCAATCAAGCCCTGACTTCCACGCTGTATTCGCCACATAGTCATTGCCGGGATCGCCGACATGCCGCTTGCCGTTAAGGGTAATACTAAATCCCTTCCCTGTAGCAAGCCTCCGCACCCAGCCCTCAGTCTCCATAGGAGTCCATTCCTCCACGTTGGTATCAATGGCAATCGAGAAGGTTTCCATCTCTTTGATGATCGCCATATCAGCAGCATCGCTTGAACGGCCCTTTGTGCCGACCTTAAACTTAATATCAAAAACCGGAAAAACTCCGCTAGTCACTGTTGCCATGTTCTCACCTTACCTTTCATGATAAATATGTGTTTCGATCACATACTCGAAAACACCCTCACTGTCCGTTCCCGCATTAACCGGCTGCGGCGTGACCATCTTAAACATGGATACACGCTTGCCGCCGATATCAACATTGGAAACGCCAAAGAAGGCATTATATACTTCTTGGGCCTTGCGCTCTGCTGCGTCCGCATTGCGCCCCCAGTGAACCAAAATAGAAATAGGCTTGATAACATACCCGGTAGCTCCAAGACCACCTACAGCGATCCTGGGCTGTGCTCCAGTCGTGTTATACAAGCCTATGGATTTATCTGGCTTACCAATCTGCCCGATGTACCAGTTCGGACAATCGACAACCGTTTCAAGCCAGTTTACAACATCGTCCAGTGTCATTTGATCATCCCCTTACTGAGCTGCTTAACAAAAGCGGCGAATGTCTGCTGGACAAACTTCTTCTTTTCACCTGAATAATAAGGCTCCATCCATTTACCCCGAGCGTTCGGGTTTTTATCGGTCCTGAAGTTATATTCCGGATGCCAATATAGCCGCCGGGCATATGGCGTATCAAAGACGATGGACGCTATGCCCTGTCTAATCTCCGTTAAGTCTACAAATCCACTTAGCTCCAACTGGCTTGTATCCTTCGGAACAACACCCGAAGTCTTAATGTCGGTCAAAACCGCCTCTGCCGTCATCTCTAGCGCTTGCCGCTGAATTTGCTCTAGGTTCTTGAGAGCCGCCTGATTAAGAGTGACCTTTACATTAACCTTCATTTAGCTCAGCTCCAATTCCGTGGAGAATACGCTGCCGTCCGGGTTCCGTGGCCGCTTTGCTCGATAGATGTTCTTCCGCTCCCCGTTGACGACCACATAGCCCTCAATGACTTTACCCGGGTTAATGTCGCCCTCAATAATGATCAATCCAGAAAGCAACACCAGACGCCGCTCAGCGTCGAGTACCTGTCTGGACTTCTCGTCGTAGAAACACTTCTTATCATAGATCAGCGTCTCAGTCTCACCATGTCGGCCCTGCTCAGTCTGATAGACCTTAACCGGAGTGACCTGGTTCCAGCTGGGGAATGGGAATCTCATCGGCCTATCCTCCGATCGGTCAGTCCTGTAGGTACCAGCAAGTCAAGCACGGCGTCCGTGGTCTGGACTCCACCGGCACCTGTAGCCGCCTTGAATGTCATGCTCGTACTGCCTGCACTGTATCCAGATAGCGGCATGGTCAGATAATCACCATATTTGTAAACGAAATCAGCCTGCTGACAAGTCGCCTTAATCACGTTGGTACGCTGAAAAGGCGTGAGGTTCTCAAACCCACACGCCACAATGCGATTATAGGTTAGCCGATCGATCTGATCAGAGGCACGGTCCAGAGCCTTCTCCAGTTGGTCAGCAGGGATTACACCATCACCGTACTTATCGTAGTCGGCTGCCGTTGCATAGACCATGCTGATCACTTGCCTTTCTTGGCTGGCTTTTCCGGTTCTGATTGTTCCACCGTATAGCCTCTACTTTCAAACCACTCCAACAAATGAGGGTCATCCGTTTCACCTACGCCGTTAACAAACATGACTGTAGCCGATAGGCCGTTGTATTGGGTGTTGGGTGCTGTTATTTTAGCCATTACCCTGTTCACCGCCTTTATCTGGTTCTGGATCTGGCTTTGTTCCAGTATCTGGCTCCGGATAATTAGGCTGGAGCTTGTCAGGCGTTACCGTCCCCTGACGCTGTGTATCGCGCTGTACCTCATATCCGTCTGCAGCAGGCTCCAGACTGTCCTGCGTATTCGTGCCTTGCCGCAACCCGACATAATAACCATTAACCCAACCATTCGGCAAATCGTCTTTGTATTTCATGGATTTCCCTCCTTACGCTACTTTAATCTTACGCATAACTCCGGCTGCTTTAGTGGCCTTGAGTGCCACGGCTGCGACCATTTCCACCTCACCTGTTTTCACGGCGCCGGAAGTTGTAAAGTCAGGCAGCCATGTCCGCACCGGAGGATGACCAGCCATAGATACACCGTGGAAACCATCCAAGCCAAGACGTGGAACATAGATGCTTGTTTCTCCGTTTGCGTTTGTACCAACAACCGGGTCATTTGTACCCGCTTTTGCGCCCAAGTCAACGAGCGGGATGTTATTGTAAGTCTCTACCTGCCCGCCGAAGTCATTCCTTGTAATTTGATAAGCCCCGGCACGACGTGCGCAAGCTCTGATCTTAGCGATGAGCTTAAGGTTACCCATGATTGCGGATGGATCGCCGTCCAGCCCCATCAGAAACTCATCGAGTTGATCGAGAAACACCTTATAGTTGGTATCGATCGCATCGGAAGTGGATAGGTCAATGGCAGCAGACGGGATGTACTCCGTGCTGGAACCTGTTAATGCTTTGTCGAGACCGTCAAACGACTTCGCATCTACCGCCGAATCCCCATTAATAACGGTGTCGTTAAACAAGGCTTGAGCTGCCTTGATCTTTTGGGTCATTTGCAGCTGTACTTCATCCGCAATACCGCCCATACCTGCAATGATACGGTCCAGTTGGAACGTGCCGCCAAAGATTTTAAGGTCAACCGTATGCCGCTGCTTAGTTACCTCATGCGGTGTGTACTCTTCGTTGACCGCCCGGAATTGGGCCGTTGGCTGCGTAATTAGGCGTGTATAGCCATAAGTCAAAGTAGCTCCGCCACCTGTAGGGGAAACTGCATCATCAAACGTCAAGTTCTCCAACAAAAAGTTGTTTTTGCGAAATTCATCGATCACGCCCAACGTCAATGCGTCCTGGACGTTTTTCTTTGCTTCAGATAGTGTAATTGCCATGAATAATCACTCCTAAAATTATTTTTGAAAATGAGCTGCTATCGCGTCCTTGAGGGTTGCTGTCGCAGCTGGTGGATTCGGGTTACCTCCGCCACCTACTCGGAATCCCGCAGGCGTCTGCCGTTGTTGCTGCTGAGACTCATCCGACTTAAACAAAAAAGCCTTGGACTCTTGCAGCGTCTTAAGCTGCTCGTCCAGACCTACAACCTTGCCATCGTTGATAACCAACTTATCCTTGTCAAACAAACCGGCTACCAGATCCTCGTCATGGACTTTGCCAGACAGTGCCGACTTGATCGCATTCGACAGTTGCAGTTCTTTCATCTCAGTGGCATGCTTCTCGGCAGCTTCCTTGTTCTCGGTCTGTAGAGCCTGAATCTGTTGCTTCAATTCCTCCGATAAGCCAGCCGTCTTGCCCAGCTCCTCAATTTGTTTGTCTCGCTCTGTGACGTCCTTCTCGGCCTTCTTCTTGGCTTCGGTAACCTCGTTGTACTGAGTCTTAGATACAAAGTGCTTTGGCAGCTCTTTGACTACCTCGGCATCAATCTTGTCTATCTCTGTATCTGCTACCCCTAATTTCTTGAGCAATTCTTTTAACCAATCCATTACTATCAACCTCCATAGATTTTTATAGCTGCTCTCCAGCTACGGGAGTAAGCCGTTATACTCCGACTGTGAGTACGCCCAGTTTTAAGCCTTATGACAGGGCATAATAAAAGCACCCTCGCAAATGCGTGAGTGCCTTAGTCAATAACTTCTATGCTTTTAATCTCATCTTCATTAAATCCTATAGTAAATCCGGCATCGAGCCTTGTCTGAAGGTCGATGCTTGCAATCTCAGGATCATTATCCAAAGCGGGTGTAACGCAAACGCATTTACCTATGGTTATTTCCCCATCTGTATCAATCAACTTAACCCTTTTACCTAAATACTGACTGAGATTCATCTAGCCCTCACCTCTCTTAGTTGGTACGATATGAACACCTTTTTTACCGTAGTGAATCTTAAATAACTTGGTTTCAAACTCTTCACCCGTGAACTGATCAATAGCCTTACCAACAATAGTATCGGAATCAATAAGCTCCTGATTCTTCCACTCACCTTTTTTCGTCATGTTGATAGCTCCAGTTCCTGCGTACCTGCTAACCAACTCCTGCGCTTCATCTGCGGATATGGTCAAATAGCTCTTACCCTCAATGTAATTATTATGTCCTTTGATATGCTTGCCCTGATGTCCCATGTGCAAATGCTTCGGCACTTCATCAGATCGGATATGTTTCCTTACTTCCTCAATCTTGTCATTAACCTCAGCATTTTTCAATAGCTGCTTACGTTCAGATGCCGGAACCTCACCATCAATCTTAGTACGCCTGCGATCTCGTCGGAGCTGCGGATTTTCAGCCAAATGAGCACCAAGTCTATTCTGCCATTCAGTGACTTTAGCACCGTACTTGATCTGGTTCGCTTCGTCCAGACTACCAACTTCCAGCCGCTTGTACTTCCGGATCGTATTCTCCATGTAGCGCTGTTTCTGCTCGGCCTGATAATTCGCCTCGACCACATCCGGATCTGCTGGCTTCGGGAGCTGAGTAATGCCCGGAAAATACGTTGCAAGGGTATGCCGACATGCTGGATGAAACGCCCCTTGCTCCATAGCGTAGGACAACAACAAATAGCCCGTATCCCGTGAGAGCTGTTCAGCCTGCTCCTTACTGATCGACGTATAAACGTCATCGATGAGAACAGTTCCCTGGAATGGCGAGCACCACGGTGAGCAGTTATCATGGCTACTCATTACTACGGTATAGATGCCCCATTCGTCTCGCTTTTTACCTTCACCTAAAAATGTTGCCCGCTGACTGGCCGTCCGAAGCGCCATTTCTGCATAATAGGTGATTGGGACACGACGACCATCGCTGTAAACGATGACATCCAATCCTCGCTCCAGGAAATCCTTGGTCGCCTTATCGATCGCCTGATCCAACGTGAGCACACCGGCAGCCATATGAGCTTCAGCTTTAAAGATGACCTGCCGATAGATGTCATCCATCTTACGCAAGACGGCGTCACTAGCATCGTGCAGATCATCCTTAACGCTGCCCTGAAGAGCCTTTAACTTTTTATCGTTCATTCCGAAAAAGTCGGACTCTTGCGGCGCCTTCGGAAGCTCACTATGTGGCTTAGGCGGTTCTGGAATCGGGCGGTCCATATCAGGAATAGGTCTGGATGGATCTGCAGGCGGTGGCTTCGACGGCTGTTTCGGCTTGAAATCCTTTGGGAACTCAAGCTCTCCAGACGCCTTGACAACCTTCTCTGCCACGATCTCTACATTGTCCTCGCCGAACTTAAAGCTTTGCTGCAGGACCTCCTCCACCATCTGGTCAGCTGTCTTGCTCGTCCCCTGGATGATCTCCTTGTTCTTCTTACGAAACCATTTCAAATTACGAAGCTTGGCAAGCTGCCATTGATCAAACCGAAATCCTACCCGCTCCTCTTCACGTTCATGCCGCGATAGATTCCGTTTCAGACTGGCGATCAGGTTGAACGTCATCTCTTCAAAGACTTCGCGCAGGCTATACGGATCCTTAGCCATTAAACCTCACCGCCCGGAGGATCGTCGTGCTCCCTTACCTCAGGTTCATCCATATCGGTCGAGCCTAACTCCTCTTTAATCCTCCGTACCTCTTCGGCCTTCTGATCATCTGTCCAGGTATCGCCGTACATCGCTTCGACACCTTGCTCTACGGACATCACCCCACCAAGCTTAGCCTTAACTACCGTATCTACTACACTGTCAAAGCTTGGGCTGGCATACTCCCCGAATGATACGCTGGCCTCATATTCGCCAACAGTTCGCTCCTTAATGTTGTCGTACACTTTCATGACGATCCCCACCAGTTGAGGGATAATCTCGTTCAGCCGCTCGATGATCTTGCCCCTTGTGTAAAGTGTGGCCTTCTCCTTCTCCCGCTGTGCCTCGGCATTGTCTGTCTTTTTGAGGTCAATGCCCAGCGTAGCCGGGGAGATAATACCCTGCAAACACATGTCCAAGGTAGATGCATACGAGTTAACGAACGCCTCATACAGTATCTGCGGCTGCACCATATCGATCTGTCCTTTTGCATCCTCAGCCATAACCTTGCCAATCTTGATAAATTGATTGTCGAATGGGTTAGGCTTAAGTAAGTCCCCTGTCCTCAAATCTCGTGGAATCAAGTCTTCCGGTATATACTTCTGCACCCTGCCGCTCCGGATCGCATCGATCCATTGGCTGATTACCTCATCCAGCGCGTCAAAGCTGTCTGCCTTACTATCAAACAGTGACTTGCCGCGCCCTGGCCATTTCTTGCCCTTAAAAAACATGAGGGGCAGGGCCATGATAAAATCACCATCGAATGTGATCTCTGGCTGAAGCTCTGCCGTGTCAGGGATGGTCTCCAACGGTACCTCTTTTCCTTGGTCGTTCAGGAGCCGGCTGCGAACATAGTTAAAGCCGTAGCTCTCTTCAAGACGGTAATCCTTATCCTTAAATCGATAGTCAGTATAGAAAATAACCTCCTGCAGCCGCCCGCGTTCCCGCTTGTATTCGACCTGATCACCAGAGTAAAACTCAATGATCGGATATTCCGTCACCTTTGGATCCACGGTAATCTTAAAGGCTCCATCACCTGAGACAAGCGCCTCCGTGATACTATCGCCTAATAACTCGTCAAAGTCGTTATCCTCTGCGATATCGTTCCAGGTATCCGTCTGCTCTTCGGTCTTTAACTCGATGCCGTCCAAGTCAGCAATCACAATATCAGACAGGCGCTCAACGATCATAGCCGGCAGGCCCGAATGAATTTTCCTGATGGATAGATCCTCTGACGGAACCGCAGCCCAGAAGCGCGACTTGCTCACGCTGTCATTTGCTGTTTGCTTATAAAACTGGTCCAGCTCGGACGGATCGCCGCGATACCACAATTGGTTACGAAGCACACTTGTCTGATAGCTAAATGGCTCACGAATGATTATCGTTTTATTATCCTGTGCCGGCTGGATCCGCAACATTTTCATGACCATTGATTTAAACCACCCCATTTCTATACCTCCAATCTACGCCTAAATGGCTGCACGGCGTATTCGCTACTATCCAAGCAGTCAACGGGATAGCTGCCGTCATCCGTCCGTACCCATTCGCCCTTCTGGCGCTCATCTTCATCCCAGGTTGCATTCTCCAAGGCCTCAACCCAGGGCTTAAGATGCTGCATGACCTTGTATCGTCCCTGGTTAATCAGAATATTGGTCAATCGGATCCGATCCACAATACCCTCTTTCTTGTAGGCTGCTGTTACCGTGATATTGATTCCACGGCGCCGTAGTTCGTTAGCCAGCGCCTGCCGAAACAGCTTGTCAGCTGACTCCGCAAAGATGTATGTAGACGCAAAAAAAGCAGGGTATATATTACCCCACTCCTCGATCTTGTCCACGATCTCCTTAGCGTAGCGGTCATGCGTGTAGCCGCTCTCCTTGCCCTGCTTATGATAATAGCCATCCAGCAGTATAACGTCCTTATATTGCAGCGTGAAGCCTGTCAAAGTCGCGACCGTGGCATCAGTACCACCGATATCTATACCAATCGAGAACTCCAGGAATCGCTTATCCTTCACCTGATCCCTTGTGACGATAACTTCCTTGCTCACGTATCCGGTATAGATCCGCCCGGTAGCTGCCGTCCGTTTGCCCTTGATGTCCGCCTGATACCATAGGCTCGTCTTATCGTATGTAGCCAAAACGGATTTGAGCCGATCATCAGGAATGGACAAGTTATCGAACAAAGTGAAATGCTCGTAGTTGTAACCCGGGTTCTCGCCCCGATCCCTGAGCTCGTCCTGGTAATCAAGCACATCCCGATAAAACCAGTGTGCGGGCGGCTTAGGGTTAAGATCGAAGAATAACTGCCGCTTAGAACTCGCTAACGTCCGGTCGAATACCTCCTGCACAAATGACTGATGGCACTCGTTGACCTCGGTAATGTACACGGTCCCGTAAGAGTTGCCCTTGATCCGGGCCGCATCATTCGCCTTGCCTCCACCCGCAACGATGACGATCTTCTCGCCCGTCTTTGTCTGAATGTATAAGGCGTCACGGTTCTTGTACTCGCCTTCTCGGCAGCGTCCTGCAAAGAGATGTTGCAGCCCGAAGCCGTTGGAGTCGATCGCATTCATCTTGGCTGCTGCCAGACTTACACCAGCGACAAGGTGTAGCTTATCAGGATGGATCTCCAGACACATCGCATAGGCGATCAGGTTAATGATGTTCTTGCCGGCACGTTTACCACCCTCGGCCACGTTAAGCCACGAATCGGTACAACGGCGTATATAGTCGGCTTGCTTGGCTGTTAATGCTGCATACTCAATCATCGTCAATCACCCGATCCGGCGCTGGGTTATTTATTAGATCCGCCAGTGCTGTGATCTGTGCATTCGGGTCAACGCCGTCCTTGTTTGGCACCTTACTACGCAGCACTTCAATACGGGCTTTCTGCTCATCCGTAGCAAGCTCTGTACGTAATAGCTCATCATATTGCCGGATAAGGCTCTGTAACGTCCCCATGGCCCTACTCTGAGCCTGTAGGAAGGTTGCCTGCTTATCCCAAGCCTGCTGCACTTCCCATTTCTGACCCCAAGAACTGTCACCCTGTTTTTCCTCGATCTGCGTTGTTGTTATGTCGTCTCGATCACGAACGTACATGATCTGCTGCGCCCGAATAATGGCCGTGTACTGAATCATGATGTTATCCCAAACGATATCGAGCGGTGAACGTTCTTGAAGCTGCTCCATAATCTCCAGTGACTCGGGCGGGAGATATTTGCTGAAGAAGCCATGCTTAACCGCTTTGCTATTCTGTGGCGGTCCGCCTGGTCCTCCGCGATTCCCTTTAGCGTTCTGATTACCTGGCGGAGCACCGCCTTTATTTGTGTGCACCCCTTTTTGTTTGTGTGCACCCTTTTTACGATCCCATCCATGACGTTGCTTCCAGCTCTTCACCGTATTAAGCGAAACGTCGTACTTCTCAGCTATGTCCTTATATTTCATGCCGGACATATAATCCTGTTCGGCCTGCTTATGAACCTCAGCCATTACATAATCACCACCCCCGGCGTTGTGTCGGTTTTGAAAATAGAAAAAGCCGCCTATTGGCGACTAATCAGATTTTCTAATTCCGAAGCAGGTCTCCATAATGACAACTCATGCGCCCACTTTCGGAACCATTCTTCGTCTTTTATTTGCAAAGATAAATCAATTAAGGCTGGGATATCATCCGGAGATAGAACTACGTCTTTATCATCATGAGTCCAGACTTCTGAAATTGGTCTGGTAATAGTCCCGTACCTTTGTGGAATGGTAACAAAAATGTCTACCCAATCTCCAGCCATATCTGTGATAAAGCCTGTTATTTTATTTCCGTTATGTGCTGTAAAGATCCAATCTCCTAAATCCAAGAGTAATCCTCCTCTTTTTGAGATATTCTATTGAAACCTATTCCAAAATATGCCGTATAGGTATTTGGAAGGAGGTGGAAGGTTAAATGGCGTCTCATGTAGTTGCAATTAGCATGTCAGATAATTCATCAACATCAACAGAACACATCGAAAAAATAAAATTATCTGACGGAACCATCGAAACCCGCGAACAGGCTGTTAAGTACATCGATTCGAACTTCGAGTACTATTGCACCACTTCTGCAGGTTCTCATGCCGTAGTGGAGTCCGTCCATCCGACTGGACGAGCCCCTTATATCCGGACAAAAGGCAATTCAACAACAAAAGATAATCTCTTAAGTCTGCCGCGATTCTAAGTTCCATCACCCGAAACAGCCCCCATCTAGGGCTGTTTTTCTTTTCAAATAAAATACCGCTACCCGAAGGCAGCGGCTCAAGAAGGAGATGGTACATGGAAAATCCGAACGGCAGGAGTCGAACCTGCAAGCTCCTTCTCCCTAGGTGAGCGAGCTACCAAATACATCCGGTTAATAAGACGCAGCCGCCGAACAGTATAGAACCTTCGTCAGCTGCGTCTTGATACATTTATCTCACACTATCATTTTAGCATGGGTTGACAGGGAAAACAAGAACATATGTGCGCCATTTTAATGCCATTATCGTGCCAACTTTTTATACTCATTTTCAGCCGCAGCTATTTTACGCCAATACGTTCGCTTCGATAGGCCCATTTCAGTCTGAATATCGCCAATACTATTACCTTCTACGTAAAGAAGCCTTAAAATTTGCGCATAATCGGGCTCATAGGTCTCCAAGGCTTTCAGCACTGTATCAATTCGACCGATCTCCTCCTGCAAATCCTGAAGCTCAGCCAATCGTTCAAGAATTTCTTCTATGTCGTCTCGAACCTCATAACCCCGAGCCTTGATCACTTTTTTTATTTTGTCTTTTAACTCTTTCAGCAGTCTAGTATCTTGTTCATCCATCACAACGCCCGGAATGGCCCTCTGCTGGCTTTTTATACCCGATGGGTAATTACCCCCTAGATAGGCATGTCCAATCGATTCTAGCGCTAATTCTCGCTGTGAGAGATACATGTATGATGGCAGACCTCTTAACTTGGCGTGAAGCTCCTGCAGCTGATCGTCCTCGTTAAGCCGGCTTACGGTAATCCCTGCACCTACGCTGTACGTAGATAAGACTTGGATCCTTGCCTGCTTCTGGCGGTATTGGCTAAGCTGCTCAATTACTTGCTGTTCGGTCATCGTCCTCACTCCCGTACAACGTTTGTTCTATTTCGTGATAGGCCAGACTGAATATATCTCGGTCCAAATAATCCCTAACCTTCTCAAGCACTTTATATAAAGCGTCCGCCCGTTTTGTCTCGGGACTTTCTTTATCCCGAAACCACTTCAACACTTCCTCCTGCTCCCTGATCCGCTGCTGTAGCATATCAACCTCACAGTCGATGCACTTGCTATAAATCTTTGCAGGATGCTCTTTATGCTTATCACAGACGTTATTCATAATCACCTTCACGCTCCCTTATAAGTTAATAACAATAAACCTATTTGTCAATATTAACTCTTAAGTTAACAATCTTGTTTGGCATCTCTAATTCTCACTTTCAACGCCTCCAACAGTCGATCCTGTGTAGTCGCCTTACTCTCCAACGCAGCCATTACGTCCTCATCAGCTCCACCCTGCACAACCAGGTGATGCAGGATAACCTTTTGCTTCTGCCCTTGGCGATATAAGCGCCCATTTGCCTGCTCGTAAAGCTCCAGCGACCACGTAAGCCCAAACCATACAACGTGATTGCCACCGTCCTGAAGGTTGAGTCCATACGCTGCGCTGGCTGGATGCGCCAGAAGGATATCGACCTTTCCAGCATTCCAGTCAAGCTGATCTTGTGGCGTCTTCAACTCTCGAACTCGTAGTCCTGACTTTTCGAGTGCTTTGTGGATCCGGGCAAGGTCATGCTGATAGCTGTAGAACACTAGTGCCGGTTTACCGTTCAGCTGCTCGATCAGTTCCAGGAATGCCTCGATTTTGCAATCGTGGATCCTATGCACGTTTCGATCTCCGTCATACAATGCGCCATTACAAAGCTGCAGTAGTTTGCCAGTTAATACGGCCGCGCTGGTCGCAGTGATCTCCGTATCGTCATCGATCTCCAGAAGCAGCTCCTTCTCCATCTGCTTGTATTGCTTCTGTGCCTTATCGTCCAAAACAACGGGAATTACGTTCGTGATACAATCAGGCAATTCCAGATAGTCCTCGGCCTTCATGCTGATACAGATATCTGCTATCTTTTGCTGGATAACATCATCGGCCCCAGGCTTTGCCATATATCCAAACCCGCTATAGTTCTTTTCAAAGTACTTTGTACGATAACCGGTAATATTCTTCTCCAGGCGCTGGCCCTGATCTAGAAGATTGATCTGCGCCCATAAATCCAATAATCCATTTGGGGCCGGGGTTCCTGTGAGCCCTACGATACGCTTAATGTGAGGCCGCACCCAGGTTAACACCTTGAAGCGCTTGGCCTGATGGTTTTTAAAACTAGATAGCTCGTCCAGCACCACCATATCGAACGGCCACGCATTACGGTAATACTCTACCAGCCAGGCCACGTTATCCCGATTAATAACCCATATGTCTCCTGGTGTGTTAAGTGCCCGGATCCGCTTCCGCTGATCTCCAAGTACCGGGATAATCCGTAAGTGCTGTAAGTGCTGCCACTTAGCTGCTTCATTGCTCCATGTTGCCTCTGCAACCTTCTTCGGGGCTATTACCAAACAGCGACAGACAGCAAAGCGGTTATATTTCAAGTCATTAACGGCCGTTAGGGTAATGACCGTTTTTCCTAACCTAAGCCCATATCCAGAAAGAGACCTAAGGCTGCGTCAGCCAATAAGCGATTAATACAGTATCGCTGATAGTCATGGGGTATGAACTTTTTCATCGGCACCACCTCCTTGCCTTCGCTCATATCAGGTCAACTCCTTCAGCAGATCATCCACCTGCTCCTTGCTATCGATCACTCGTACGTCACAGCCCAAGCCGCGAAGGCGCTTGTGTTGTGCCAATTGCAGCGGACGCGGCTTTCCTCCGGGCGCTTTCAGCTCAACGAATATGATATGACCTCCCGGAAGAAATACGATCCGGTCAGGCACCCCGCTGTTACCGGGTGAGGTCCACTTAGGGGCCCAGCCCCCTACGGCTTTGATTCTATCTCGCAAATACGTTTCTATGTCTCGTTCTCTCATTTTGACCCCTCCCTCTTTAACTCAGCTATAAATAACAGCATCGCGTCTTTAATTCGGGCTTCCCTTCCACGCAATAGCCTTGTGGCTAATGTCTCTCCTAGCTTATTCTCCAAAGTAGATCGAAAAATCGCTCCGTCTACGCTTCTCCAAAAATGGCTCAGTATTGAATCCTCTAAACTCCTTTTCGAGGTTCTGCGCGCTATATAATCCCGATTGAAAGATGGGCTTTCGGTAACGATGTTTCGTAAATCTGCGTCCCTCAACATGAAATTTAGTAGCTCGTAACCTTTCATCCGATCGGCCTCCTTTTGACACTCGGGCAGTTAGCTCCTATATATGTGTGTAAATAGGCGTATTAGGCGTTATATATAACCCTCTATTCTCTCTATTTTCTTTATCTCATCCTTTTAACTAGATAAGTGTCCAAAGTGTCCAATAAGTATAATAAGTATTGTTATTATGCGGTTTTTCCGTTGGACACTTCCTTGGACACTCGCTTGGACACTTTCAAATCTGTCCAATTGCCATTTTGGACACTTCTCAATCTGTCCAAGCCGTTCTGTCCAAGTTGTCCAAGTCACTTTTTACGGAATCCGCGCTGCCAGTTGTAAGGCCCAAACCACCCTTTATACTCTTCCCATCCGGGAATTGACGCCAGAATGCCGTTAATCTCTCTTGTGTCTGATTGCCGAATAAATTTAATATCCGATCTGAAGCACTCGCACCAAATCTCAGCGGCACATATCCGGTCCCGGGGCCCTGCGGCGCCTTCATGGGGCTTCCCGAACTCTCCACCCCAGTACATCAGCCTTGTTGGAATATCACGCTTCTGCCAGTCTTCCGGAACAGGCCTATCTACAAAAGCCCGAATAATACCTTCTTTAGCGCTGCTCTCTCTGTGGGCCTCTTGCTGCTGTTTGCTTAGCTCCTCTGCCTCTCCGGTTAAATACAACTGCTCTCCCAACTGCCAGCGTACAAAGGCCTCCGCATATATCTGATCAACCTCTCCAGCTAGATCACGGAAGACACTCTTCACTGGCTGTACAAGTCCAACATCCACGGGCCAAAAGCGGCGGTTCCCCGTTCTGTCCCGTAGAAACTCGCTGTCATTCGTAGTCCCGAAGAATACACAGCGCCTCGGATATGGCATAGTCCGCTTGCCGTATGCTTCCCGATAAATATCTTCCGTACGGCTAAGGAACTGCTTAACGGCGTTACTCTCAGACTTGGACATCCCCGTCAGCTCACCGACTTCATTAATCCAGATGCCCTGGATCATCTCGCAGGCCTCTTTACCTTCGAAGGTGGTCAAGCTATCTGAATACCAACTCTTGCCCATTAATCGTAGGAAGGTACTCTTCCCCAGCCCCTGGGGGCCTGCAAGGATCGGCATGTAATCGTATTTGAAACCCGGCACCATAGCCCGGGCTACGGCAGCCGTGAATGATTTACGAGACACTGCCCGGGTATAAACGCTGTCCTCAGCGCCTAAGTAGTCGGTTAACAAAGTATCTAATCTCGGGATCCCATCCCATTGCAAGCTCTCCAAATACCGCTGAACATCATTGAATCTATGCTTATGTGATACAAGCGTAAGGGCGTTATTGATCTTAGCTTCTACGGCAATGCCGTATACCTTTTCGATATAATGATAGATTCCGGCGTCGTCGGAAGACGCCCAAGGCCTCCGATCCTCTCGCGGATCCCAAGGAAGAGCGCCAAGCACAAGCCCTCGATTGGCGAATTCATCAAAGGCGATCTTACCTTTCAGAACCGGATCGTATTCGAGTACGATTAGGACATTATCGACTGTCTTCCGGTACATCCCATTGCTATTTATCTCAAGCTTCTGCATCCAGTCCATATTGTCCGGAGCAGCTAATGCAGTATCGCCAAAGCTCTCCACGGCTCTCTCGTATCGCTCCTGCATTAGCAGCCCCGCTACCGCCTCCTGCTGCAGCGCAAAGGTAGTCATGGCCGTATAGCTCGGGAGCTTGTTCGTTGGCGTTCCTGGCTTCGCATCGTCGTCCTGATCGCCAAACTTGTGCAGACGGACCAGATCAAAGGCGTTGACCAGGCGACCACTGCACGGGTCAGTAGCATGGTGCGAGTAAAGGAACTGGCCGTCATCATAAATGATCGCGCCACCTGTAGTGGATCCGCCGATGAAAGTTAAACGGCCGCTGCCATCATCTACGGTGGTATAGATCCCCGGCAAAAACGTCTCAATGGCTGCCGACACATCGTAGATTCGGCAGAACGCTCCAACGATGCCAGGCTTTGTTGTTGGATCGCCTTGCTTTGCGGCCATCCTTACATGTGCCTGACTAGCCCCAGGTACCTGCGGCCACTCCTGCCAGTTACGCCAATCAGTATATAAACTGAGAAGACCGTCTGCAGATAAAAATGGCTTATCCCCATAAGTGAATACGTACTGACTATCTGCGCTACAGCTCGGCCAGTACATTAGCCGCGTCACCTGAAACGTTGTCGGGTCACAAAGTTCTATGCCGATGATGGCCGCCAGCTTACGTGCTAGCGGCTCATATTCATCTGCCGTAACCGTCCGATCAAGAGGAGCAAGTACACGTAGCCGCGGCTTCGCCTCTTCGTGTTTCCGGGTAGAGTAAACGGCATAAGAGCAGCCTAAGCCATCGAGGCGGCGCAATATGTCTGCTGTGGCTCCTGCAGGAATATTGTCCAAGTCCAGCGTAATTACATCGCGTCCGGTCACAGCCCCAGCCTTACGGCGTCCACCAGTCAGGGCTCCAGCGACGAAGCCCCCGACATCCTTCAGGTCGTCCTGTTGGGACTTCGGCATTGCCAGGTACTGCGCCAGCGTCTCTGTGCCTCTGGTAGCTGTCCGCAGGCGCTCCACCAGCTCAGACCAGTAGATCACTTGTGGCTGCCAGTTTGTGCTGTTCCGGCTGCCGGCGGATGAAATGGTTAGTTGTCTATCGTATTGCATGACGCCTGCCTGCCTTTCTGTTTAAATCTCAACAATAGGTAGATCCTTCAGTAGCTCTCGTTGAGATCCTGGAAGTTCGTAGAGTTCTATGGAGCCCCGATCCTTGCTCAAAACATCAACATAGTGATTTATGATCAATGAACGCCCTCCGGAGCTTTGAGTCATCTTCATCGTCCAATGACGCTTTTTAAGTTTCCGAAGATATCTCTGAAAAAGTTCGTAGTCGATTACAATCTCTAGATCGTTGATCTTTAATATGGCGGGAAGACCTTTCACATCTAGGAGCCTCTCCCCAGAGGTTCGCCGTCTCTTCCTGAGCACCTTATTCGCCCACTTCCGCGCTTCTTTGCTGCGGGCTTTCTCTTCCGCTGTCAGTGGTCTCATTCTTCAATGTCCTCCCAATCAACAACATTCTCGTCATACTCTGCCTGACTGATTGGTATTACGTATTTCGGCTTAACTCCTATTTGAGCTGCCACTAGCCCCCTAAGAGATTCATGCATCGCGTTATAATCAGACGGGGCATTTTTAGCACCACCTAATTGAACTTGAGTAAAACACTCCACGGGCTCACCCGTCTGAGTATTACGGGCCATCCCTGCCTCAGCGCTCAAACGAAAACAAAATCTAATATCCATAAAGGATTACCTCCTACTTTTAAAAATCACATTAATTTCTGCTTTAATTTTCGTTCTAGCGCCAATTTCCCCAGGCGTCCGGATTCTGATAACGACATGCGCGGTTGAGTAGCGGCCTCTTCATAGCTAAGACCCCTTTCCCGGACTCTTTCCCGAAACAGCGCTGCAGATATCCCATTACGGGAAGCTAGGTCAATAAATTCCTGGGGATATTTCCTCATAGTCTCCCGGCCGATCCTTCTGGCCTCATCCCGGTCAATCGTTGGAACCGTTGCTGCTTTTTCTATGTCCCACCCGTAACCGTTCACCCTACGATAGAATGTACCTGGAGCAATCCCGTTTTTATCAGCAATGCGGCGCCAGAAAAGTCGATCCTTCTCGCGTCTGATCGGAGTCGCAATAGCTTTTGACTTCTGCCAGCCGTATACCCTAATTCGCTGCTCTAGCGCATGGGGACTTATTCCGTTTCCGGCTGCCTTGTTGTACTCTTCTGGAGTAATATAGAATTCGTATGACATTTACTGTGTCTCCTCCTTGGCGGATCAGGAAGGATAGCATAAACCTCCCCGATCAGCTCGCCGTTATCGTCATATATCAAATCCCATGGGATGTCTTGAAAATACGGATCACGCATGGCGGTCTAAGTAAACATAATGAATTCCAGAATTCCGGTCCGCATGAAGAACGTAACGCTTCAAAGGCAACTCTTTTTGTTGCAGCCAAGAAGTTAATCGCTTATTTACGATGCTAAGCCCGCTACTCCTTCCATTCTTTTTAAGCTTAAGCCCATTATCAGCCACCTTGATTAAGAGCCTTTGACTTGCTGGCTCATAACCCACCTGCACACATTGGCCGGGCTTTACCCCTAATTCGTGTATGGCTCTTTGATTCAGACTTAACCCCTGACCGTTTATCCCGATCGTTGGATTCGTCGGTACCCCTTCATCGATAAACCATTCAACTTTAGCGCTCTTATCTAATCCCGGTATATCAAATCCCATTACTTCTGGTTTTATTTGTGGTCTGGCCATTATTAATTCTCCCTTCTCGAATTGATGATATTTAGTTCCGATCCGTGACAAGACCCTGGAGACATGTACTTGTGTTTTTCTTATTTGCTTGCCAATGTCGCTTTGCGTAAAACCCTTAAGCCGCATTTGAATCACTACTTGCTCCGTATCTGACAAATACGACATAAACTCCTGAACATTCACTCTCGTAAAGTCTTCCGTACTGGACATCATGTCCAACAATGTAACATCCTCGTCGCCTTTATCCGTTACTGCCACGGTCTGATCTAATGAAGCCACCGACCAGCCATTCAGATGCTTCTGGACTTCCCGGACTTCGGAAAGCTTCCAGCCGGTTATCTCGGCAATTTTCTCCGCTGTTTCCTGTTCCCAGCCCTGTTTTCGAATGGCAGTTATTTTTTCTTGGAGAAGCCTCGGAACACGGACAGTGTTTCTTTTATCTCTAAGAAAGCGTTGAACGCTCCATTTGATCATAGGAAAGGCGTAAGTAGAGAACGATGTGACTTTCCCATCGAACCGATCAGGATCGTAGTTACGGAACGCCTCAATCAGTCCCAGCATCCCGACAGACACAAGATCCTCGTAGTCAACACCAGTTCCTATAGATCGCCGGAATTTATTTGCTACTGAATGAACCATATTCTCGTAATCTCGTAATACATCAGCCTCATATCCCAAATGGGGATTGTATCCAATATTCAAGGAGTTACCTCCGATCAAGCTTTTAATATAGAAAGCAAATCTAGCTGAAGCAGCCGCCCCTGTGCTTCTGTAATGATTTGGTTCAACGCTACTCTTTCAGCCGCTTGTAAATCACTAGGCGAATGCACCAGATCCGCAGCGATCAAAGTTGCAAGATCCTTACGAGAGGGCCGTGGTATTTGCGAAACCCGAATCGATTGTTTCCTAATAGAACGCTCGACATGGTTTCGTACTGATCGCGCATTTCCGAAATTAGGCTTGCTTTTCTCAATCCACATAACACTAGACAGGGCATCCAAGTAATCCGGAGCAGCTTGATATTCCTGATCTAGTATCATCTGCTGCGCAATTCGGACAAGATCCGGTACGTTATAATCAGGAAAATGGACTGTAGTTGGGAACCGGGAAGCAAGTCCAGGATTAAAAGAGATAAATTTAGCCATATCTTTAGGGTAGCCTGCCGCAATGACCATAACCTCGTCGCGTAGATCTTCAATATATTGAACTATTGCAGCAACAACCTTCATATCCGACTTGTGATCTCCGTGCCCAATGAGGGAGTAAGCTTCATCAATGAACAGAACGCCGCCTCTCGCCTCTTTGAATTTTTTACCTACAATCTGCTCAGATTCCCCAACGTGTGGATGTGCGATCTTAGAGTTGCTGATTTCTACGAAAGGCACCTGCTCCCCCTGACGTTTTAATAGACCTAACTCGGCGAAAGCTTCTCCAATCAAACGCGCTGCTGTAGTCTTACCCGTTCCGGGGTTCCCTGTGAAAACCATGTGATTCGTCTGTGGCCGGGTCTTCAATCGATTTTGTTTACGAAGCTCGGCGATTCGACGGAACTGAACCATTTGTTCGATCTGATCTTTGACCTGAGCCATGCCAGGCATAGCGGCCAGCCGATTCAACGCCTCTCGCGCTTTTCCATTTATAACTACGTCCATCGATATCAATCCTTCATATAAAATTCAGTTGTGAATCCAGCCGCCTTAAGCGGTAATCCTGGCGCCCAGTCTATTGGCTGAGCCATCAACTCCAATACTTTCTCCAGATCCTCGGGCCGATCGGACTCGATCCCGATTTCGTCATGGACGTGAAGTACGGTTTCGAATCCGGCCTGTTCTGCTTTTATTAATGAAACGGCCAGACAGTCCCGGGCTATCGCTTGTACCACGTTCTCTACAAGCTTGCCTCCATAGGTGGAAATCTTCGTCCATTTACCTGTCTTTTGGTCAGGCCCCATGTAGTGAAGGGCCTGCTTGCCGAAGTCGTTTTGTGCCAGCGTTGGCTCTACATAATAGAGCTTGCGACCGCTTGGAAGCTGGATCGTGAAGAAGTCCAGGCGATTATCGTAGTGACTTTCCCTAGCAAAGATGATGCCTTTTACGCCGACCGGCTGCCCTGATTCCATGACCTCAATGGCTGCCCGCTCGAAGCTATACCACAGATCAACAATTCGTCGGTTCGCGTTACGCCAGCGGGTTACAATCTCCGGAAGCTCTCCCTCGGTCAGCCCCATATCCAAAGCGCCCATGCTGATCAGCGCGCCAGCAGCTCCCTGATAACCAAGGGCAAGTTCTGATACTTTACCCTTTTGCCGTAGGTCACTGTCCTTGCCGATAGATTCGATCGGCACACCGAACATCTGAGAAGCTGATGCTTCATAAATTTTCCCGTGAGAAGCAAATACATCAAGTCTCCACTGCTCTCCAGCTAACCAGGCGATCACTCTGGCCTCAATCGCGTTGAAGTCAGCAACGTTTAAGACCTTACCCGGAGAAGCTACGAAGGCCGTCCGGATCAGCTGCGATAGTGTATCAGGCACATTACCGAAAATCAGCTTGAGCATATCAATCCGTTGTTCCCGAACAAGCTGCCGCGCATATTTCAGTAGCTCCAGATCCATTTTGTTCTTGGTCAAGTTATGAACCTGCACTAATCGACCAGCCCAGCGGCCTGTCCGGTTGGCTCCGTAGAATTGAAGCAATCCGCGTACTCTACCGTCCTCGCAGGCTACAGTCTGCATAGACTGATACTTCTTAACACTTGTCTTGCTGAGCTCTCTGCGGATCTCTAGCACACGCTTTGCCCGGCCCTCTTCTACCGTCTCAATCAAGCCAGAAACGGTATCTTTCCGCAGATCCTCGACTTCCTCGCCGATCTCCTCAGTTAGCCATTTCTTAAGTTGTTGAACCGACTTCGGGTTATCCAGACCGGAGAGCTCCACGGCTTCGGCCATCAGCTCACGAGTAACCTGTTGATCTACTGTCAAAGCGCCCTCAACGAGTTCAAGATCACAGGCAATGCCACGGGCATTGATTCGTTGGTCGAGCTGCCATAACTGCCATTCCTGTTCAGGAACCGGGAAGACAGACAAACGGCGAAGGATCTCCTTTTCGGCTACGACGTCACCGACGCAGTATTGTTTGAAGAGCTCCCACTTCTCAGGTTCATGATGCGGTAGTGTTCTAGTGCGATATCCGTTTGATTTCGCAGGCTTTTTGATAGGTACACAGAATGTTCTGATTAATGAGGTTCCGACACCCATCTTCTTTTTATCCTGAGGGAGCCCTAATGCCTCGCCTACTTTACCTAGTCCTGCGGGATAGCCGCAGTATAGGCCGTGAATCTGCGTACAACGCCATTGCTCGATTGGCGATTCCATCACGCTGTTTATGCAGTACCATTCAAAGGCGGCATTGTATGCGTGCTTGATAACATTAGGATCGTACAGGGCGTGTATAACCTCCATCGGTAACGACTCGCCTTGTTTAAGATCCACGATCTCCACAGGGCCGCCATCCCACGAATAAGCGAATAACAGGATTTCAAAATCCGGACTTTGAACGTATTTATATAGACCCGCTTTCTTGATATCCACGCTTGAATAAGTCTCAATATCTATTGATAAATGCCACATCATAGCCCTCCTTGGAGATAAGAAAGGGGCTCTATAGAAGAACCCCTTTGTCGCTACTTAGATGCCCCAAACTCCACCGTTAAGAGGTTTACCCGTGATCGGGTCCATCTGTTGTTGTGGCTGTTGTGATTGTGCTGGGGGCTGATAGCCTTGCTGCGGTGCCTGACCATAACCCTGTTGCCCGTACTGCTGTGGAGCCGGCTGCCCAGGATACGCTGGCGGAGCTGCAGGAGCCGGCTGTCCATACTGCTGCGTCGGGGCTGTCTGCTCCCATCCCTGCGGAGCTGGTGCTGACGCATAACCTACGCCGCCACCGTTACCGCCGAAAGCCTGTTCTGCACTAATCCGGCCCCCGAGTGGTTCACCATCAGATAACTTCTGAACTGGACCGAGTCCAGCACCAATACCACGATTCCCGCTGTTGGAGAATGGGAAGAAGTTAATATTCACGCGGGCATACATACCGCTGTACACTTCAGTTTGGTTGATGATCGGATTAAGATTCACATCCACAACTGACTGCTGTTGTTTACTGCTGGCTGTCAGTACCCAATGACCCTTACATTCAGGCCCAAACGGTTCTCCGTTCTGACGAACGCCATCACCATCCCAAATCGGCGTTTTAAGTTGCGGAGGACGGGCACCATTCCAGATCCCGGCAACCCCTTTTTGAGCTGCTGCTTCAATAGCTGCATTAATCCGCTGCATCGTAGCAACATCTGTTTTTGGAATCAGAATTGTGGTGCTGTATTTAGGCTCTTGCCCTGGTTGATTAGCGTGCGGTTGAAATAGATGTACAAAACTCAGTCTTACTTGTCCAGTCGTTACGTTTGTCGATTCATTAGTCATTTGTCGTTTCCCCTTTTCGCTTTTTAAAATTATTCAACCGGTTCGCTAAATGCGTCCTCCGGCTTGACCTGATCAGTGATTGCAGGGCGATTGTCTCCCTCTGGAGCAAGCGTAGGCGCACCAGGCTTACTTATAACGTGCCCTGGCTCCTCCAGTAGCTTCTTGTAAACCTTCTTGGTTAGAGCAGTTTCAAGCTGCGGCGGAGTTAGCGGCTTTCGCTCATACAGGATCGCCTCTTCAATACCTTTTTCCTTCAAATGGGCAAAAGCTTTGTCCAGATCGTCATACTCCCGGCTTCCTCTGCCTGCTACAGCCTTCCAGCCAGCAACCTGACCACCTTTGAGGACTTCGGCCAAGGCTGCATCTTTCAAGGCCTTGTACCATTTGACGATTCCCTCCGCCTGCCGAAGAACTTCGCCCACTTCATCCCAGCCGATAAGAGGCGGCTTAAGCGGGGCCCTGCTGCCAGAATCAAGCATGTGCTCTACTCTGGCGCGACATGTTGCCTTCGCCCTACAGAAGCCGCAATGATCACCTACCGCATAGTCTCCTTCACCTTTGAAGGCTGCCTGCGCGATCGGCTTGATCGATTCGCCCCAAGCCAGAAGATCAGTCACTGAGATTGACCATTCCGAAGGCTGATCCCATACTTTCGGCTGAACGATTGCCAGGTGAACCTCCTCGATCGGGAAGAGCAGAGAAAATGCCTTGAGGGCTCCGAGTGCGTACAGCTTCATCTGAGGATTGTTCTCTGCCGGCACGGGTACGCCTTGACCATTTTTATAGTCAATAACGTGGAGCTTTCCAGCACCTATGATGATGCAGTCAGACGTCCCGAAACTCTCCGGAACGTAATTCGTTAGATCAACTTTCCGTTCAATCGCCACAAATGGCGGCGAGGGGAATGTGTGTACGATTGATTGAATGAACTCAACGTAAGCATTCGTATGATCGTCAATGACCGGTTCGTACAGCTCATGAGCTTTAAACTTCTTGAGCTCCGCATTAAACTTCCTAGTCGGAAGCCCTGAGAAAATCCTCTGAAGCTTCAGTTCTGCGATTTCATGGGCTAGCGTTCCGCGCTTGGCTGCTTCGCTCTCTGTGTCCGGCAGCGTATCTTCAAGCCGGGCGCTAGGCGTACAATGCAGCCAACGGTGTGCCCCGCTAGCTGATAGCAGGGCGTGATCCCGTTCGGCATGTGCAATCTGGGTCATATCCTCGCCCCCAGGCTACGTAAGAAGGTGGCGAACTCACCATAAAGGCTAGGACTAAGCTGCATCAAGGTTTGAACACCATGTTGATTTAGCCAAGCGATAATCTCGTTCTGACGTCCAGCGTCCATGATTGGCTGTGCGGCGACCCCTAGCTGGGTCAGATCGTAAGTAGGGGCGCTGGTCGGAACCCCGCCTGTTTGTGCTGTCGGTGCTGTCTGTGGTTGTGCTACAGGTACAGAAGGCGCTCCATAGCCTTGTTGCGGCTGATGTGTAGGCTGCTGCGGGTATGATGGCTGAGCAGCTGGTGGAGTAAACTGCTGCGATTGTGCTTGTGGCTGCTGCGTCGGTTCAACTGTAGCTGTTACCGGAGCTTGTCCAGCAAATGCAGCTGATAGGGTAGCGAACTCCTCAATGGCTTGATTGGCGTTTTCGCCGTTAATCGTAATTTGTACGGGCATGTATAAGTCCTCCTAAAAATGGTTTATTTACTGTAAAGCAGTGCAGCAGCACGAATGCAGTTAACGCAAATTTGCTTACTGTGAAACGTGCGTAGATCTTCGGTGTTATCGCAAATGTAGCAACCTGGGTGATATTTACGGAGGATAACCCTGTTCCCGTCCGTGAAGAACTCGACAGTATCTCCATTAGCGATCCCAAGGGTAGCGCGGAGTTCCTTCGGAATAACCACACGGCCCAGATCGTCGACACGACGTACAATTCCAGTAGCTTTCATATTGCAAATCCTTTCTGCCAGTGCTAAACTGGCGCTAAGCTAAGTTACTTGTGCAGCTTCTAGCGGCTCCTAACCCGCAGGAAGCTGTTTTTCATTTAAGCGCGAGATCGTATTCAGATATTGATCCCCAAAACATTTCCGCAGTTGCTCCGACTGTGCTGTGCTGGCTAACTGCAGCAGATTACAGCAAACCCTCAAACGTTGCTTACGATTCAAGTCCCTCACCTCCTTCCAAGGCTAGTTAGATTACTCAATCACCCAACCCATTCTCTCGATCTGAATCGAAGCCCACGTCATAAATGGAAGGCGAGATGAATCAATACAGGCTCGATCATACTGATCGGCTAAGTAATTCAAAAGTTCATCAGGTATTGACATGTGGCACCTCCCTCACACCGTGCCGATCATAAATCTCCCGAAAGTGTTCCAAGCTCATCTGAAGCGTCTTGCCGTTACCGACTTGATGCAGGTATATCTGGTCTGACTCGGCGTTGATAACGTCAACTATCCAGGTGACCGGGGCCGATCCACAGTAACTGAAGGTGTAACTGCTGCCTGAACGGATGATTATTTGTCCCATAGAACAATTACCGGCTTTCCCTCGACCTCTTCGGGTGTGATGTCATTAATGTTGTAACTATTGAGATTCACGCCATCGTAGGGACTATATTCGGCGAATACGACTTCGCAGTCACCGTCGGCAGCCATAAAATCCTGTAATTCTAAAATCAGTTCAGATATCTTCATCTTCATCCTCCTTATCCAACCTGACTCCAACTGTGCATCTCTCTGGATGCATCCTTTTGGCGAACCTTCTTTTCGCGGTCGGCATTGTAAGCCAGTAAATATACTCTTTAGTAACTCCTAGCTTTTTAGCACATTCTTTTGCCGTACCTAAAGCAAGCATTTCATCACCTTTATAAATCGCGAACTCTGCCGCCATCTGTATCCCTCCCAGCTATCACTGTCTTGGCGCCAAGCATTTTCATAAGGCATTTACCGCTACACACCAGATCGTGACCGATCTTAAAGACTGGCTGACCGAAGTAGATTTCTGAATTGCATTCCGGGTTAGCGCAGATTTCTATGGCTTCAACTGATTGCAAATCAAGCACTTTGCTCATTGAGATGACACCTCTTTCATAGAATTAAATCTTGTAACACAACGAGCAGATTCGGAACTAACCGTTGTAAATTGCGGCTACTAAAGCTGCCAAACCTTTGACTACCTCCGGCAGAACTTCTAGTTCCTCGCTGGAGGTTCCATTTTTGCATTTGTCCTCCACCCAATTGCTTAACGCGATTACTGCCTCTTCAATGTGAACATGCATCCTCTTCTCACCTCCTTGATTCATAATTAGTCCCCACCTCTTTCATGGAATCAAGCCAACGAACCATTTCCTGCTTTTCGATCTTCCGTGACTTCCCAATTAGAAAACTTACTAGACCGCCAGCACTTTCTTTAAGTTGGCAGAACTCATATACCCGTTTGCGGCTGATGCCTATGTAATCAGCCACCTGTTGAGGAGTCAGCAAATCTGGGAGATCTTCAAGGCGTTTGATTTTCATAGCTGTCATGAAGCTTCACTCTTCCTTTCCATTAAGCCCCTCTCGACCAAGCCACTTTATAAGATTTATCAAGATTTAGAACCGATGGATATCCTAATTCACTTAACTTCTGTTCCAAACGAGAGATAACAGAATCAGAATACTTATCTGTCGTTCCTTGCCAAGACCCCGCCGACTCTACGACGGTAACAACTTCCGTTTCAGTAAAACCGATGTTCTTTATTAAAGCTGCTATAGCTTTGTTGTGAGGGAGTCCCTTCTTGCTCATTGCCCCAAGCCTTTTCGCAATCTCTTCACAGGTATGAAACTTCTGTTCCACTTTTGGTGACGGTAGAAGCTCCTGCCCAGTAAGAGTCTTTGTTCCTGCAGCGATTAGACTTTCAACGGTTACATCAGGTAGCCGATCGCGGAAGCGATGAGTAACATCGAAGATAAGTTTTGCTTGTCTGGCCTGTGCGTTTTTGAGCATCGCTTCTGCCCGTTGTTTTTGGACTTCAAGCTTTGCGTCATCGTTAATTTTTGATTGTGATATGGAATACGAACCTGTCTTACGGATTGCCGGAATAACTTCATGGGTAATCCAACGCTTGAACTGTTTTGCTTCAGGCTTGCGGCTTCCAAGTATTAACGAATAAAGACCTGGTTCATTAACAACCGCAGTTTGTTGAGTTCGGCCCATTGAATCGATGATGTCGGTTGAATCTACCTCATCTTCTTCGAGTCTTCCTAGTGCATCGCGATTATTCTTAATATCCAATACCTCACAAACATCCTTAGCCACCCACCAGGGTTGTCCGCCTTTTGTTACAACGCGAACGATGTTACCTGAGAAATTAAATACTTGTAATTGATTCATTTCGTTACCTCGCTTTCTTCTTTCGGTACTAATTTTAATTCTAGCCCTAGAGTGTCACATACTTTTTGCATGGATTCTTCATTCCAGCGTCGACGACCGTTTAATAGATTATGGATATGCATGACTGAATAGCCGGTTTCTCTAGCTAGCTTAGAGGGATTCATATCCGCATCCACTAAAGCATGTTTTATTTTAATCGAAAAGCTCAAATTGTCTCACCTCCCAGAAATAATATTAACCTAAAAGATTAATTAAATCATCTCTTATAATTTAGCATTTAGATTAATTTAAGAGAAATATAATTAATCTAAATGCTAAATTAGATATTATGCATCTATTTGCTCAATTTTCCTCTTTTTTTCTAACTTTAGCGTTTGAGTTTTAATCTAATTGATGATAATATGAGATATATAGAAACAGTGAGGATGTGTTTGATAATGGAAAAAATGCGAATTCGAAGAATTAGGAAAAGTAAAAATTTGAGCGGTACAAAAATAGCGAAACAAATGGGAATATCTGCACAACATTATTACGATATAGAAAAGGGTGAAAATGGATTAAGTGCAGAGAACGCCTTAAAGTTGGCTGAGATTTTTGATGTGTCCTTAGATTATTTGCTGGGGGTATCAATTGTTGCGGTAATTGAAAACAGAATTAATGAATTAAATATGTCTATGGACGACTTAAATAAAGCGATGGAATGGCCGAAAGGCAGGGCCGAAAGTCTTGATTCATTCCCTCCAGATCCGAGCGACTATGAACCGGGAGGGTTGATAGACCGACTTGCCAAGGCTCTAGATATGGATTCTTCTATCTTGGCCGCCGCATATGGACGTCAAGAGCCACCGGCATATGACGGGCCCTCTATTTCGCCTCAAGAGGCTTTCAACCAATTGCAAAAGGATTTTGAAAACGAGGATTTTGACGAGGTCACTCAACCCGCAAGTGGGGCCAGTGATGAGCTATCCGAAAAACAGATCCTCACCCTGGCCGCCCATCAGGTTGGCCATGAAGGAGCTCTAACAGAAGAGCAGCTCGCACAGATCAAACTAGCCATGAAAATTGCTCTCGCTAAAAACGATAAGTAATTAAATTGGGAGATGAACGGATGATCAGCTATGAGGATCTAGCAAAAGAAGTTCCTATCATCTTTGATGATAATGCGGTACTCCCTACCGGATTAAAGGGGATTTTTATCGAATCTAGTGTGGCCGATATGATACTCCTCAACAAAAACATAGAGACCAACACTGAGCGAAAATGCATTTTATCAGAGGAACTTGGCCACTATTATCGCACCGTAGGCGATATTACCGATCAATCGAAACTAGAAAATCAGCAGCAGGAGCTAAGGGCGAGGCAATGGGGCTATGAAAAACTCGTTCCTTTGCCCTCCTTAGTACAAGCTTTTCACGCCAGGATTAAAGGAAGGTTTGAGCTTGCTGAATATTTGAGAGTCACAGAGGAATTTTTACAGGCTAGCATTGATCGATACTCCAGCAAATACGGGATTTATACAACATGGGAAAACTACATAATTTATTTCAATCCGTTAGGCGTTGCTGAAATGTTTGAGTAACCTACGTGCTTTCCAGCCGTAAGGCTGTTTAAATACACCCTATAATAGAACGTACGTTTGGAGTGATGGAAATGAAAGGGCATTTCTACAAACCACATTGTAAATGTCCAAAGGACAAGAAATGCAAGTGTGGTGCAACTTGGTCATACATTATCGATATTGGAACAGACCCTGCAACGGGGAGACGCAAGCAGAAGAAGAAAGGAGGATTTAAGACTAAGGGAGCAGCCCAAGAGGCAGCGGCCCTTGTGATTGCTGAGCTCTCGGAAGGAACTTTTGTTGATGAACAAAAGGTTACCTTTGAAGACTTCGCTAAGGAGTGGCTACAAGGCTATATGTCTACGGGAAGAGTCAAAATTAGTACAAAGAGGATACGGAAGCAGCAGATAAATCTGCTAAATCTTTATTTGGCTAAGTTAAAGATGCACAACATTTCAAAAAAGAATTATCAGGATGCCCTGAATGATCTGAAGAAGGAAGACTACGCCGATAATACAATTAATGGAACACACAGCACTGGGCGTATGATTTTTAAGCGGGCTATAGATTTAGGAGTAATTAAAAACGACCCTACCGCTACCGCGATCGTGCCTAAAACAATAGCTACTGTGGAGGACTTAGAGAAGAAAAAAGAACTTCCTAAATATATGGAAAAAGAAGAATTAGCCAAGTTTTTAAAAACGGCTGAGGTCCGTGGGCTTGAAAGAGACTACCCTATGTTTCTACTTTTAGCCTATACCGGTATGAGAAGCGGGGAACTGTGTGCTTTAAAGTGGCAAGATGTTGATTTTGAGGGACACACTATAAGCATCACAAAGACACACTATAGTGAGCGAAACGTTATGCAAGAATATGTTCTTCTAACACCGAAGACGAGATCTTCAAGGCGCGTCATCGACGTTGAGGAATTTGTACTTGGTGAACTAAAGCTATTGAAAGTAAAGCAGGATGAACTCAAAGCAAAACGTCTAAAATCTGGCCTGCCTTATCACGATAAGGATTTTGTTTTTGCCCAATTTAAGAACAGATATCCCGGTTACCCAACATACCAAAAGTTTGTGGAGCAACGTATGACCCGATTGTTAAAGATTGCAGGGTTAAACGAAAAGTTAACCCCCCACTCTCTGAGACACACTCACACGTCCCTACTTGCAGAAGCTGGAGCGAGCTTAGAACAGATCATGCAGCGTCTTGGACACAGTGATGATGAGACTACAAGAAGAATCTATTTACACATCACGAAGCCTCAAAAAAAAGAAGCTTCCCACAAGTTCGCCGAACTCATGAGAAGCTTTTAA